GGATGAGTATTTTGTAACCTACAGATGCCCATCTACTGACCGCTTCTATAGTTCTTGTGTGGATACATCTCAAATGGAGGACATGACTGCGGAGGCGGCTATGGCTTGGAAACAGGGGAGGAGTATTGAGGAGTATAGATTGTTGGAAGTTGAGAGTTAGGAGGAAAGATGACAGATAAAAAAGAAGCGATAATGGACATCTTAATGAACTACCTACCCAAAGAGGGTGTGTCCAAGACTAGGGATAAGCTGGTGGAACTCTTTACCCCTGTAGAACGTGAACCAGATGAAACACGTCCGACAGGTATCCTCACCCAAAGCGTTAGTGGGGAAGAATGTATTAAAATGCTTTCTCCTGCGGATATAGCTACATTAGAATGGGTGGTTAACAGCAAAATATCCACTACACCTTTAGACAAATATATTCTTCAGTTGTATAAGAAAGTTAATGAGATTTTGCGTTATCTCCAACCCACCAAAGATAGCAGGGAGGAGTTAAAGAAATGAATGTTCACTTTATGAGCCAAAAACTTGATTGGCAAACGCCCGATGCAGTCTATGACGCTTTAGACGGAGAGTTCCATTTTGACTTTGATCCGTGTCCCGTAAACCCTGCCTTTGACGGCTTGTCTATTGAGTGGGGTAGAAGAAACTTTGTAAACCCGCCTTACGGCAGAGAACTGCCTAAATGGATCAAAAAGGGTTACGAGGAAGTCCAAAAGGGAAAGATTGTAGTGTTTTTAATACCGAGTAGAACTGATACAAAATGGTGGCACGATTACATTATGAAAGCTGATGAGATTCGTTTTATTAAAGGCAGGTTAAAGTTTAAGGGAGCTGTAAATTCAGCACCTTTTCCTAGTGCTATTGTAGCCCTCAAAACCAAACAAAAGGAGACAGAATAATGGCAACAAATAACTTTAACGAATCGTATAAGGAAGAAAACAATTGGAAAGTAATAGTACAGCGCAGAGGTTGGAGTGACACCATAGCTGTGTATGTTTTACAAAGAAATGGAAACAAAGCACTTCTAGCGAGTGTTGAGAAAGACGGTAACTTAAAGTTTACAGAAATAAAAGAAGGTGAAGAAGAAAAACCAACACTAATGCTACCGACATTTGCTTGGCAACTTTTGGTAGATGCAATAACAGAGACGACACCCCCAACTAAGAAAGAAGCTATAGGTGCGGAGTTAGTAGCAACTAAGTATCACTTAGAGGATATGCGTAAAATAGCTTTTGAAATCAAACAACCAAATGGAGAGGGGGAGATATGAAAAAGATATTTCACAAAGAGATTAACACCCCAAACGGTATGCGCGTAACGGTTGAGAGCTATACACGAGGATATAGTCACACGCCGAGCTTTCTACTCAGGTATACAATTCACGCCGTTGTGAAACTGATTAACAAAGTTAGCGGGTATAGGATTTGGAAAAATGGGGAAGTGCCGGAGATAGAGCATTAGAGAGGTGGTGAAATAAATATAAAATGAAGATCAGAAGATCAAAAAAGAAAGCTGTCACAAGGGAACTGGTTGCTTCAATAGGGTTATTGAAGACAAACAACATAAAGTCATCCCAGATAGCAGGTGTGTTAGGAACCAGTGTTAATACGGTTTATTCTGTGCTTGCCGCTAACTGTGATTATGACGAATATGTTAGGAGAAGAGATGACTATATGGATAAACGGAAGAAGAAAGCCACAGCATTAGCATCTTCCGCGCCCATCTCAACATCAGAGAGCTTCCCTGTTAAGGGAGCCTATGATGTTGATACTGCGGGGGCTGCGGCTAAAGAGCGGGGTTGTGATATAGATGAAGTATTACCCGCGATAAGGTCATTGGCGGATACCATGTTGGCGACCGTCCGCTCACTGAAAGCACTACAAGATGATATGGAGTTTATCAAAAAGCATATGTATCTGGCTCCAAAGGGCAACAGGAAGGGGTTTGGATGGTGGAATGGTAGTAGGAACTAAGACCTGTACTAAACATAGAGTTTATAGCAGGTCAAACTATCCGGAGACCCCATGTAAATGTGGGGTCTGCGGGTGGTATTATGGTGGCAAGGAAATATATGGGCAAGATGCAGAGAAACAAAGGCTATATTGGCGAGCACGAACTGGTGGGCATTCTTCGTGATGCCGGAGTTAGCGCGGATAGAATTGCGCAACTTGAGACTGACAAGATCAGAAAAGGTGATGTGCTCGTAGCAGACGTGTGGAAGGGGTCGGTTAAGTACGGCAATCACGTGCCCCAGTTCATATACGATGCAAAAGAAAACGGCGAGGAGATGCTATTCCTGCGTAAGATAGCCCGAAAGTCCAGAGGATATAAATGGCTTGTATGTATGGATCTGGACTTCTTTCTGGAGAAATTCCTGTAATTTTGGCGATTGCCCAGTTGATTTCGTTCGCGGGGCCAGTCATGCAGAATTTCTAGCAACTTTGGCGATTTCCGAGTTGATTTCATTTCAAAACACCCAAAGTAGCAACAATAATCGCTGTTTTTACCACGTCGTTAATCTACAGCAACTATTGGATGTCGTTAATCCGTTAAGACTGTGCGGCGTTATTCCCTTTTGTCCATTGGTTTTAGTCCGTCGTCAAGCTCGAAATACTTTTTTAAGCCATGAAAACACCATGCGCATAGCTGCACGTATGTTTTGCGGTATGGCAAGCTGATAAGTCGAAAAGACTCTATGTTGCCGCATCTGTCGCATATTCCTTTTTCTTGTATTGTCCATCCTGTATCAGGGTGGGTTGTGCTGTTTGCTATTGCTATCACCTCCAATCATAAACAAAAAGCCATAACCTTGTGCTAGTTATGGCTTTTTAACTATGATGTTTTTTGGCTAGTTAGGGGCTAGTTAAGCGGTGTTTGCTATCTTGCTAGTCTATTTCAATAAAGAGTAGCTCGTTTTGTGCTTCTATATTGAGTTTTTGATAACATCTTGTGCAGTACGTTTCAAGGCTTACATCGTCAATATACCCGTAATGGGTTAACGGTGTGCCGCACATTATACATCCTTCGCCGCGCATGATGTTTTTTAACTCGTTTTCATAGCCTAGTTTGTCTCCTGTGTCATCTTCCCATGCATTTTCCCATTCATCCGCGATTAGTTCACTTTCACTATGTGCGGCGTATTCGTTAGCATAATGCAAATAGGCGAATGGGCTTTGTTTAAATTCTATGTTTTTCTTTGTAATATCAAGCGTTTTTGAATTGATGATATAAACTACATCCTCGTCAATCTTTTTTAAACTATCAACCTGTTTGTATATAGCATATAGTGTAATGAGTAACGGGTATCCGTCGCTTGAAAAATACAAGTCGCCATTTGAGCGCGCAATATGTATCGGGTTTCCGTGCGACACGAGATATAAGTTATCATCATTGCTGTAAGTCCAGGCAACTCCAAAATTTCCCGATAGCTGCTTGAAAGATTTTTTGTAGTCGTTTTTATTTTTGTCTAACAAGTAAAATATAGCCTGGCTGTCAACCTGTGCATTGGGATATATCGAGTACGCATTGCTAACTATGCCGTTATGGATACCCGTTATATCCCCGAATTTGAACGGATGGGCGTTGTCTTTTGTTACTGCTCCCATTGTCGCAAGCCTTGTGTGTCCCAGTACTATGTTATTTTTGGCAAACTGTGGGTTGTCCAGTTGTGATAGAAAATCTGAAGCCTTTTTGGTGTCTTTTTGTATAGTATTGGTGTTGTAGAAGTATACGCCCGTTGATTCGTCCCCGCGTTCCTGGTTTGCAAGTAATAGCGTTTTAAATGCGTGCGCCGTTCTGGCGGTTGGGTGTTTTGATATGTAGCCCGTAACGCCGCACATTTTAGTTGTCATCCTCGCCACTGCTGAACTTTTTGACTCTTGCTGTAAGATATTTAGCAGTGCTTTTTTCCAGCTTGAAAAACTTGATAAACGATTCCAGCGATAAGTTTGTGTTTAACTTGTCCAAGCGCGGTTTGCTAAACTTGTGAAGTATCCAATCCAATATCACAAGATTTAGGTGTATCCAATTGATGATTTTAACTCTATCTGATGTGCCGCTATGATAGCGAAGCTCTAGTGTGCCTCGGTAGTATATTGAGTGTAAATTCAACCCGAAGTATCGTGTGCGGTCGCTATGGCAGCCTTTGCGTTCATTAACTGTATCCTTTGACAATAGGCTTTCCGCTTCCGGCGATTCTGAATACCATTTCAAGTCCAAATCGCCAGGTGATATGCCGTTGATATGCTCATTGGTGTACTTTTTTCTTAGCGGTACTGAAAAAGTCCCCGTGTATCTTGACCGCGGCAGGATGCTATATATTATCGGCTCAATAACGTAATAGGTTTGCAATACGTGTAAAATCTTCGAATTATCATCTCTAAAATCGTTAGCGTCAATATGGATATGAAGTCCGCAAGACCTTTGCGCCACCAGGTTGTTATCGTCTGCTACTTTGCATACTTTCGTGATTATTTCCTCTAGTTTTCCTAGTCTGCACGGCGGCGTAACTATCTCTATGCCATCATCAAGGCTGCTATCGGATTTGATACCAACACTATCAGGTAGTTTGTCTGCAATATCGTTCATCCTAGTGTCCCAATTGTCCTTTTCCAGCTCCATTTCAACACCAACAAACCTGTCAATTTTGATAAGACTTGGTTTGTAGTCGGTTTCCTGTGGTATGTTGTGCCATTCTTGACTGTAGTCGTTGTCATCATCGCAATTTGAATGGTCTTGTTCCAAGCAGCCACGACATCGGTAAACGTCGCAGCGGTCGCAATAGTTCTCGTCATCCCTGTTATAGATTCCTCCGCATCCGTCGCAAATAAAATAGTTGGCGTCATAACATTCCTGGCAAACATTGTTGCCGTTGTTTGTCTCTGTCGCTTCATCCTGGAATATAAGCTTGCCGCAGTCGCTACATCCAATGAAAAGTTTATCAAAGCAGGTTTCGCAGTAAGGTTCGTCGTTACCCGCGCACAGCTCATCTACTGCTACCAAATCCTCACAATGGGCGCAGGAAATGAAGTGCTCGCTTTTGCAGTCCTCGCAATAGAATTCGCCGTCAATGTCGCTGCTATCTTCTGGTAATATCTCTTTTTTGCATAGATAGCATGAGTATATTTCCTTTGTTGTTGTTGCTAGCTCTGTCATTTCCTTTTTAGTTTCCATTTTTATGCCTTTGTTGCTCGCCCCTTGCTAACTAGCACTAAACAAGCGGCGAGCGTGCTAATTATGTACTATGCTAGTTGCTTTCACCTTCCAAATTACCTAGTGCTTTCAATTCAGGTAGTATTTCCTGCATATCGTGCGACAAAATCCCATCAGCAATTAGGCTATCGGTAAAATAACAGAGATAGTCCCAGTTCATCTGCTAACTGTAAAAAAGTCAATTTGTGTCACCGCCTTTGTATGTATAATCAACTTGTGGTACGGGTTCGCCGTTGTCATGGCAGACGGTAAGGGGATTTTTGTCCATGGCCAACCCGCCCCATAAGCTGATTATATAAATCGATACTGCTAGAATAAGCCACGCGTTGAGCTTGCGGCGCATTGCCTTGTGTCTTTGGTACGCTTTTGCTGTTTGTTTTAAGTCTACGATTCTCATTTTTTGTTTTAATTTCAATATATTCTCACTAACAAGAAGGATACTAGCACGGATGTTCAATGCTTGTCAAGTGTTTAACAATAGATGTTTTGTGTGCGGTGTTGTTTTGCACGGCGGTGCTGTTTGTGGTATCTTTTGTGGTATGGCAAGTGAGCGTGGGCAAGTCAAGCGCAGTTTACTTATTGAGACTGCATCTGGTAATAAACTAACTCCCAAACAAAAAAGATTCGTTGACGCTTATATAATGAATGATGGCAGTAGTAGGAAAGCGGCAATTGCGGCGGGGTATAGCGCGAAAAATGATAAGGTCGCGCGGTCAATGGGTACTGAGAACCTGTTAAAGCCCGCCATACGGGAGGAATTGCGTGCCGTTTTAGCTTCTCACCAAATAAGTGAAGGCACCCTATCAAAAAAACTGCACGACGCGATTGATAGCGGAATTGGAAAAAAAGCCACTAACTCTGATGCTTTGCGCGGCATTGAAATGGGTTTTAGGCTGCTTGACTCGTTCCCAGCCGAACGAAAGCAAATCGAGCAGCGCACTTTAACCGTGTCATTGCAAGGTAAAACACTTGATGATATAACAACCCATGTTGAGACATTGCTAAATGATGTCAAGCAAATGAAGGATAACATCTTACTGGAAGGGGAGCTATCAAGCAAATAGGCAAACACGTCGTATAATGGTCAAATAACGACGTGTTGCTATTCTTTGTTGATATACCAACAAAAAGCGAGCGTTGCTTTGTTGACAATTCAAAAGGTTTTGCGTCGAACGTCCCATAGTGTCGGGGTTTGGATTAACGACATCCCATAGGCATTACTATGGGGGTGGGTACACCCGACCCCGCCAAAAATTTAAATTGTTAACTACCTCGTAACTGTGGCGCAACACTCAAAATGTTCTAATTGCCAACCCGTAAAACCGGCAAAAAACGATTTGAAAAGTGTTTTCTGTCCCATAGTAAGAGGAAAGTCAAAAAGTGATATATTGTCATAGCAACGAAAAGTGCGGTTTGCCCGCCGAGCGGATAAAAAAACGGATTTGTCCCATAGTATAATATGAAACAAACCAAGCAGAAACTAAAGCCAAAACAACCAAGATTCGCCGTCATAACGCCGAAACTAAAAGAAAACTCCATAAGGGTATCTTTCAATATATACGGCAGGCGGACAAGCAGGACAGTCAGCTTCAACCAGGTGCTAAGAAAGCAGGACTACCTCACGCTCTCAACCCTTATTACCGACCTTACTAGAAACATCAGCGTTGTGTTAAAAGAGGACCTATGGCTCTGTGGCAAAGAGGGTTGCTATCATCCGTCGTTAAGTGATACGATCTATTGCAGTAAGCACAGCAGCAAAACATAAATGGCTTATCTACCGAAAGAAATAACCTGTGAGAGTTGTCTTGAGAACACGGAGTTTGAGTCGGGGGATGTTTTTCAGGACGGTAGTAGTCACTTTGTCACCTGTCATTTTTGCAGCAACGATATAGAGATATTTGATATAGAGGATTTCGGCATCAATCCTAGAAACGTAAAGAGACTAAAGAGCACAGGCACTGAAAGGGACATATTAGATTTTGGCGAGGAGGAGGACGAGGAAGAGGAGGATTGGTAGTGAATAAATCGGGCTCACAAACCGACATTTTAACAGACCAACAGACTAGTGGTGGTGCCGAAGTGCAAAGACCAAGAACATGGCAGAAGCCCAAAGCTGACCACCCGTGGCGTCGTTATACCAACAAAAAGTTAGAGGTTGAGGTAGACATTGAGATAGAAAAGAGAACCATTATCCCGGTCAAACAGTATTTAGTGCAGCTTCTTGAGGGTTGGGACAGGATTGAGATACCGATGGAGGGCTCTATGGGCATTCGCAGGCATTATTTAAGGGATTTACCCCAATCGGTAGCGGCGGCATATATTGCGGGGGTATTAAAGAAATACTATGTCCAAAAGCAAGCAAACAGTTTTTGATAAAAAAACGCCCAACCTTACCGGGCTTGAGCTGCAAAAGAAGACAAAAGAGGAGGTAGCGCAGGCCATTGACTGGGCCGAGGCGATAGACTCAAGCAATGAGGGGCAGTCTCTTGCTGCATTGGAGAAGGACAAGAAGGAGGCGCAGGCGCAGGAGAAGGCTTTAAAGGACACTGCGTTAAACTACGCTGATGATAAGCGGCGATGGTGGGCTTCCTACGCGGCAAGAATAGCGGAGTATGGCAGTCATCTGCTTTCCAAGATTGACCTTCCTGACGGCTTTGAATACGTTTGTATTGCGACGGATGGCAATGCCATAAGCTTATATGGAAGGCTATTCAATACGCAGCAGGGGGTTGTTATTGCTCTAAAAGCGGCAAACGGGAATGTTTATGTGCGGGCAATGCAAACGTCCATGGAGGTGTTATTCGATATAAACGCCATAGAGATACTTGTTACACAGGCAGAAAACACGCTGGATCATTTAACGGGCGTTTTGGAATCGGGTAAAAGCATTGATCCTCTCACCGGCCTTAAAAGGAGAAAGTCGGGGATTCTGCTTACATGACGGATGAGAAGAAGGTAAGCGAAGTCGTACTTAGGCGGGAGCTTATCAAAAAGTATGAAGAGGTCGATGCGCTCCATCGGGAGGTGGGTAAGAAGTATTACAGCCAGAAATTTTATGAATTTAACGAGAAGGTTTTGGGCTGGCCGGACATTTACGAGAGACTGCACAGGAAGATTTGTGACTTTATCGTCAACAACGTCAAGAAGAAGCAACTATTGTTGTTGCTTCCAAGGGGCACTTTCAAATCCTCCATTGTGACGGTAGGATATACGCTTTGGAGAATAGCCCAGGATCCTTCTATTAGGGTTTTGATTGCCAACGCAACGTATCCCATGTCTGTGGGGTTTCTATCCCAGGTAAAAGATCATTTGGAGAAAAACGATCAGTTTAAGAGGTTCTTTGGAGATCTAGCGACTGGATCAACGATGTGGAGGGAGGATCAGATAGCTGTAGCCCATCCCATATCTTATCGGACAAAGGAGCCCACGGTAACGGCGTTGGGTCTGGAATCAAACTACACGGGAAAGCACTTTGACGTTGCGATACTGGACGATTTGGTAAACAGGGATAACATCAGGACGCGGGATAGGATTGAGGGGGTTGTCAATTTCTACAAGGACACGCTAGATTTGGTTGACAGGAACAAATTCGGGCATAAAGAGGTTATTGTGATCGGCACTACCTGGCACCAGGACGACCTTTATGCGAGAATCCAGGACAAGCTGGGAGGATATCTTGATAACTTTGAGGTTATGAGAATGCCCGCTTTTGAAGGGGATTGGGGAACTGGAGAATTGCTGTTTGAGCCCAGGCTTGGCTGGGAGCAGCTTGAAATGTTAAGAAAGCAGCAGGGTTCCGGACACTTTGCAGCCCAATACTTGCTTGATCCCGTACCTTTGGATGACGCCGTTTTCAAATCAGACTTTATTTATTATGATCCAACTGACATTAGAGGACTGCCGTTAAATAAATTCATTGCGGTTGATCCGGCGCTGTCTGAACGCAAAGAGGCGGATTATTCGGCGATGGTTTGTATTGGAGTAGACAAGAACAACGTGTGGTATATTTTGGATTTATGGAGGGATAAGGTCGACCCCAAGAGGCTTTTAGACCAGATATTTTATTGGGACGACAAGCACCATCCCGTATCAATCGGGATCGAGACTACGGCGTTTCAAAGGACACTGCAGTTCTTTGCTTATGAGGAGATGAAGCGAAGGAACAAGTCTTTACCGATAAAAGACCTAAAGCATGCCGAAGTCACAAAAGATGAGCGTATAAGGGGGTTGCAGCCAAGGTACGAGACCGGTCAGGTATTTCACAACAAACAGGCGTCTCTAATGTCACTTCTTGAAGACGAGCTAAGACGATTTCCGAGGGGAAGAAATGACGACTTGATTGATGCCTTGGCATCAATGTTAGAGCTTGCGAACCCTCCGAGGGTAAAGACGGAGCGGGTACGCATAAGGGCGGGCGCAAGATACCCGGCCTAATTTGCTAGTTGTATGAGTTATAATTACTACGATGCTGGAATTTAGAAACAATAGCGACGCTAAAATAAATTCGCAATACAATCCAGAGGATAAACTACAGGAAGACAGGCAGAATGTTTATCAGCGCTATTCCTATATGAAGGCCGGAAGAGTCGGAATTGACGGAGTTTCGGTTGAGGAGAAGTGGAACGGGGCTATGCGAAGGTATGAGGCTTGGAGACCTTCTCAATCGGATGATGACTGGCAGTCAAATATTGTTCCTCCTTTCACCACAACGGTTGTTGAGCGTGCGTTAGCCGAGATTGTGGATCAGACGCTTATGCCGATGGTGTTGCCAAGAGGTGCCGAGGATAGAGATAAAGCGAAGTTGATGAATCACTTGATTGAGTACACTTGGGATGTAGCAGGAGGGGATTTGGAGCTTTATGCCGCAATAAAGCAAGCCTTGGTCTTGGGAGATACCATCTGGCAGGAGGATTACTGGCAGGATAAAAGAGCCGTCAGGGTGATGAAAAAGCTCAATTTCGAGACGGGGAAAGAGGAATTTGTTAAAAAGGAAATCTTTGATTATGACGATGTTTACGGTGAAACTGTACCGCTTTTTGACTTTTTTGTTGACCCCAGTGCCAGAACTATAAATAGGGGCAGATACAAAGCAAACGATGCTATCAGACGCTACATTATGAACTACGATACGTTCATGGAGACCTTTAAAGGGACCGTTTTTGACCAGTTTGGGGCCAGTCAGTACGTTAAACCTGGCGGGGATTTGAATTACTGGCAGTTTTACGCGCCGCCACAGGGAATGGATTATGAAAATCAGGTAGAAGTCTTGTTTTACTGGGGAAGAAGGCCGGATAAGCTTATTGTGGTCGCAAATGACGTTGTTATGAGAGACGGGCCAAATCCCTTTAATCATAAGCAGTTGCCTTTTGCCAAGGGCTCCGATGTACCGCGTATCAATCAGTTTTATGCAAGGGGCGAGCCGACACTTCTTGAATCAATACAGGATGAACTAACCACTATTAGAAGGATGAGGCTTGATAGACAACACCTTGATATTTGGAAGATGTTTTTGGTTTCAAACAGGGAGAATCTTGATGAGGACGAGGCAATTGTTGCGCCTAGCAGGTTCTTGTATGTTGACGATCCCCAGACCTCGATTAAACCGCTTGAGTACAGGGATGTAAATCCCTCGTCTTATCGGGAAGAGGAGCTCTTAAAGCAGGATGGTAGAGAGGTCACGGGCATTGAGGCGCCTCAAGCCGCATCAACGGCTACAGAGGCGGCGATATTTAAAGAGGCTACGCAGCGTTCGTTGCGGTTGAAAATATGGCTTTTATCAAGGGAGCTTGTAACTGACATTGTAAGGCTTAGGGTGCCAAACATTGTTCAGTTTTATTCGGCGCCGAAAGTCGAGCAGATTGTTGGGGAGAATAGAATACAAAGGTATAGAACTATACGTACGACAGACGTAGCGTTGCTAACTGGTAGGGATGGGAGCCTTGTGGAGAGACAGGAAAAGGGGGAGCACTTCTTTGAAGTAACCCCTGACAAGATTACGCCCCTATATGGCGGATTTGATTATAGATTAAGAGGAGAGCCAACTCTTCCGGTATCAAAGCCTCTTTTGCAACAAAGGACAAACGAGCTTGTTCAAAATCCGGTTATCATGGCAGCCATTCAATCGGGATACTACGATCTTGGTAAGGTGGCTGACATTCTTATGGAGTCACACGACCACGACCCCGAAACATTTAAGAAGGAATCCGCACAGCAGTCGAATGTGCCGGAGGGCGCAATAGACCAGACCAAGCTTCTGGAGTTGGCAAACCGTGAAAACGAGCTTTTGATGCAGGGTCAACCTGTACCTGGTACTGCATTTGCAACCAGACCGCACCTTGAAGTGCATTTGGCGTTTATGAAGTCCCCGGCATTCCAACAAACAGCAGGAACAAACCTTGGAATAATGGAGAATTTTATCAGGCATGTTAGGACAGAGGACGAGGCGATAAAGCTTAGGGAGGGAAGTGCTGCTTCGGCGCAGGGACAAATGCCTCTGGCTCCGGCTGGTCCAAGCGGGCAGAACCAGGCGCAGCCTGGTATGCCGCCCGGCACTCAAGCTGGTATAATGGGTGGGGTTGCAAAGGCTACAAGGCCAGATATGATGATGGGGGCGGAGGGTTTGCCCACCGGCATGATGTGAAATTTATATGATAAAGAAAGACATTGATCGTCCGCAAAAAGTCAGAACTACGTTGCAAGAGCTTGAGATTCTTGAGAATCTTAAAGACAGCGTTGAGTGGGCAATTCTAAAGAGATTTGCTAATAGATATATTGATAATCTAAGAAAGATATCTTTTAAGCTTTTACAGTCGGATGCCAATTTTATTGTTAAACACACTGAACTTACCGGTCAGGCGCTTGGCATACGGGTTTTGATGAGAATGGTCGAGGAGGCCGGAACACGTAAGGAGCGTGAAGAGAAACGTACACAGAAACTCAAAAAGACCAAGGTTTAATACTTTCAGTTATACTTATTGTATATATGGCTGTTTTCGGTAGCTTTTTAGATAAACTTGCCGAGTTCGCAAGAAATATTGGGGGTACAACAACTATAAGTGGTGGGCCTGGGCTTCCTACAACAACGGAAAGTACGTCTTTTGGTATGCCAAGAGTGCAGGATTTTCTTCGTCCGGTGGTACAAACTCCTATCTCTAATCCTTATGAGCTCCCGCAGGGGGTTTTTGACTCATCTGTTGAGGCTGTCGGCACCCCTTCCGGGAGCGTTTCCGATCTAATTTCCAGGTTTGTTACGGAGGATCGTCCCAATCTGCCGCAAAACCTTGTAACACCAACGATTTCTGCGGCCCAACAATATGCTAATATTGATCCGAATATTTTGGCGTCCTTGATAGCACAGGAAACAGGTGGTACTGGCTTTGAGACATCCGAGGCAGTAGGACCAAGTGGAGAGGTTGGCATTACCCAGATAACCCCGGAGTATTTCTTTCGAGAGGCTGGATTTCCAAACGAAGCTGTGTATGCTGCGGCTCTCCAATCCGATCCGAATTTTGCGATACAGGAGGCGGCAAGGATATTGAGTGGTTTAATGGAAAAGTACGGCGGTGATATTTTTAGTGCTTTGGCCTCATATAATGCTGGGTCAACGGGATTTACCGAAGGCGGTCTTGGTAAAGATTATGCCGAGGAGGTGTTAAGAAGAGTAGGTCAATTCTAAAATGGCGAAACTGTCGAAATATAAGGCTAGAAAGATGCTGGGTGAGGAGAAGGTGCGCGGCAGGAAGCTGACAAAGAAACAGAGAGGTCTTTTTGGCTTGATTGCTTCTGGTAAAAGGCCTAAAAGAATGAGAAAGAGGTAGTTTCGTGCTATACTATGGTATAGTTCTAGTATAAATTTCGGGGAGTGCTGGAAATCAGCATCCGAAGGAGGCAAATGACGGAAGATTTAAACAAAAACGGCTCCCAAGGCGGAGATGCAAATTCCCAAGAAGGTAAAGGTGGAGATTTCGACCCTAAAACCGAGGTTGAGAAGCTAAAAAAGGAGCTTTCTGATGCACAAAAGAAGATCGGTTCAATGGGGGAGCAGTATGAGCAGCTCAACGACTTTGTTCAAGGCTCGTCAATCGTTATCAACACGGTTGCAGGCGATCCTGACCTTGCAAAAAGGTTTCAGGATACCCTTAAAAAGCAATATGGAGCTTCCGATGCGGGAGGCGCAGCTAATCAGCAACAAAAACAAGACCAGAACAAGGACAATTTATCTGGAGGCGCTCAAAGTGCGTCTGCAAAACCTGATCCAGTGGTAGATGATGTCGCATCATATAATAGAGATCGTGTTTTTCAGGATTTTGAAGATAGACACGGCATTATTTCCATGGACAGGGAGGAAAGGAAGAAGACCTGGCAGGATGTGGAGGTGTTTTTCAGAGAATTCGGTCAGTCTGTTAAGACTATGCCTCTTTCTTCTCTTGAGAGAAATCTGGAACGCGCTTACTTGGCAATAAAGGCGAATAAATTGCGCGAGGAGGGCAAATTGGAGGGATTTGTAGAAGCCAGGAATAATGCTTACGGCATGATGCCATCCATGAGTAGCGGTTCGTTGAATGAGGAGGAAAGTAAAGGCAAGCTGTCACAAAAACAGTCGGATATTGCAAAGAGAATGGGCATTGATATCGAGAAGGTGAAAAAGGTCTGGGCTAATAGGGATAATGAGGGTGAGAGAATACCGCCCGCGGAGAAAGCCTCCAAGAAAAACTGATCTGTAGAAGTCTTGTCGTGTGTTGACATTCATATTATACTGAATGTCAGAGGATTTTTGTTATGGCAGGATTTCGTTACAGAAAAAACATTGACGGTTCAAAAGACGCACCTACTTTACTTTATGCTGTCGGCAAGAATAGCATAGTTTTCCAAGTTGGCGATCTTATCAGAATAAATACATCTGGCTTTGCTGATGTAGTTGATGCTACAGAGGGCGCTGCTGGTGTTATTGCACAAGTTGTCGATACTAATGGTCTGGCGATTGATCCCGATAGCGGCACAACGGATACTTACACAATGGCTTCCGATAATCAGACTGTAGCCTTGAAGAATGTGGCTTATATGCCAGCACTTCCTCACTATCTTTTTTACAATGACGCGGATGCTTCTTTAACCAGAGCTATGGAGCTTGAGTATTTTGATACGAACGATGAAAACGATGTTGACGTTGCTACTGCAACGGATACCTGGAGTGCGCAGGTTCAGCTTGTATCGCGCGATCCAGATGGGGATGGCGACGCTTCAAAGGGGCTTTTTAGAATTGTTGAGACGCAATTTGGTTCTGTGGGGATAACAAGAACCGCATAAAGGGTTATTGCTTATTGAGGAATAAGTTATACTGAAAATATGGCAGCAGTAAGAGGAAACTTTCAAGCAGAATTAGACCCAGCAGTAAGAGCGATCTTCTTTGACCGTTATGATGAAGAGCCGCAGATGATGCCGATGGTTTTCAATGTTCTTACGTCTAGTATGGACAGTGAGAAGGATTCTGCGACCACTGGTTTCGGTCAGCTTGTTCAGACATCAGAGCTTGGGGCTTTGGACTACGAAGACCCGGTGAAGATGTATAGCACCACATACACTCACCTGAAATACACAAAGGGCTTTAAAGTTTCACAGGAATTGATGGAAGATGACCAGCACAACGTCATTGCAAAAATGGCGCGTGCTTTGGCAAAATCTGTTGTTTACTCGACTGAAACTGTATCGGCGAATGTTTTAAATAACGCATTTACTACAACTGCGACAAGCTATGGGGATGGAAAGCCTCTTGCTTCTACATCTCACACAAGAGCTGATGGGGGTACTGCGCAGTCCAATGCTTCTTCAACCGGCATTACTTTGACAGAAAACAACTTGGAAACCGGGCGCTTGGCATTGGAAAAGATTTTGAATGACAAGGGTCAGATTGTTAATCTACAAGCCAAAGATTTAGTAATTCCTGTTGACTTGCGAAAGACTGCACAAATCTTAGCCGAGTCCTCGCTGCGACCTGGAACAGCAAATAACGATGTGAATGTCTATGAGGGAATCTTTAGAGTGTTAGCTTGGAGATACATCACCTCCACAACGGCGTGGTTTTTGATGGATAGTGCTAATCACCTGTTGCAATACTTCTGGAGAGTGCGCCCGGAGTTTAAGAGCGACTTTAACTTTGATGCAGATGCGGCGCTGTATAAAGTCAGGGCAAGATTCTCGGTTGGCTGGAGTGACTGGAGAGGCGTGTGGGGTTCAAAGGGTGACGGGGCTGCTTATTCGAGCTAAGGGTTTTAGGAAGCATGAAAGCACTTGATTGCTGGAGAGCGTCTGGAGGCTTATCCACGCCTCGGCAGGACGCTCTTTTTTTGTAGATAGGAGAATATGGGTGTAACAAAGTTCGACAACTTAAATGCACAGGGAGCAAGGGCAAAGATAGTATCAAATCTTGATACTACGCCTGCTTCGTACTACGGAGCCGCATCAAACGATGTGGATTCAGTGACGTGGGGTGGCGGAGAGCTTGCTTATCTGACTACGGAAAACAGGTTGTATATTCAAACTGCAACAAGCGGTACTACGGCGACTTGGAAGAGGCTGTTGGAGCAGTTTGCAACAACTACTTCTACATCTAGCTCCACAAGCAGCTCGACTTCAACTAGTAGCTCGACCTCAACTAGTAGCTCGACCTCGACGTCGACATCTACTTCGAGCTCAACCTCGACCTCGACTTCTACAAGTTCCACAACGACTTCATAACAGGAAGGATTTATGGCGATACTTAGTGAGACATCCCGTGTGCGCAACGCAAACAGGGAATCGACGATATATAAACTGATGGACGACGAATCGGCGGACGAGGTTACATCGGATGCGTTGGATGTATTGGATGTTGATTCTGTAACACTTCTTGTTGAGACTTCTGCCGGCGTTAGTGGAGGAGTTGTTACGCTTGAGGCTGCTAGGACGTCTGATTATTCCGGTACTTGGCAATCCATGGGCACAATTACCACATCAGCCGCCTCACGGACTTATCTGCTGTCGTTGTCCCCTTCAAACGACGTTAGTGGCGATGCGGCATTGCCGGTGCCTTATATTAGAGCTAGAATATCAACAGTCTTGACAGGCGGAACGATAGATGTTTATATAATCGTGCGTAAATAGTATAATCAGTCAGGGATTAGCGATAGAAATTGAAATGACAGAAGATTTATCTCTTACGAAAACTTCGGATATAAACTTAGCGGCGGCACTTTTGTGTCTAGGTTACGATGTAAAGGGTATAGATAACAGAAATCCTAGTCGTGTGTATTTCTTTTTCTTTGAGTCTCCTGAACTCGCTGCGGCCATTGATGATTACTGGCGTGGTGATCTTAGGGTTGACCCAAAAGAGCTTGCCAATTCAAGAAGGGAGTTACTAACCAGGATCAGGGAGGAGGCGATATGATAATATTGAAGAATATAAACGGTAAAGAGACAGTTGATACTGTGTTTCGAGGGAAAAAGATTGTCATAAAACCGAAGCACAGCATGATATTAGATGCACAGAAGGAAGAGGATAGAGCGAAGGCGCAATTTCTGCTCTCAACATACGGCTTTTTGGTTGATATAACCGAGCGTATAAAACAAGAGAGAGGTGGTGAAGTTGTATGAATACCAAAACAATAAAGCTATACAATCCAACCAAGGAAAATATTATTGATTATCCGATTGGCGAGGCGGTTATTAACCCACAGACAGGTGATGCGGAGATTGATTTTTCTACTGGAGAGCCCAGATGGACGGGGAATACTTATGAATGGTCAATAAAGCCCGAAGAGACCCTAGAATTTCCTGCTTACGTGGCCAGGCACCTTGCCAAAGTTTACGCATTTCTGAAAGTCGTTGGAGAGGGTGAGATGGTCTCTGAACCGACAGTTAGTTTAAGCGGTGCAGGAAGCAGTGGTCCTTCGTCTAGCGCGACTCGGTCGTTTAACTTATCTGTTGTTGCGAGGAAAACGGATAGCGGAAAGCTTGGATGCCCTGAATGCGGGGCTGTGGTTAGTAATGCTCATACGCTAAAGATGCATATGATAAAGCATATAAAGGTATCGGCTGTATGAAAACGGTAGTTATTGATGGTAAAGAGTACGAGCTTGTGCCTGTTGAGAGGGAATCTGTGCTGGATTTGATTGATGAGGTGGTGGGCTATTCAAAGCCCGATATTGCACTTCCAAAGAGGTCGGAGTATAGGGAAAAGTTTAAGAACCGTACTCTTACTCCGGTTGACTTGGCCAGAAGAAGAGGTTTTGGTTCTTACACTCCAATAAGTGTTAAAGACCCAAATACTGTCGGAGACCCGAATTTTACTGGTGCGGGGTTAGAGTATGATGTATAATACGGACAGATAAAAATGCAGAAGGAGGTAAAATTGAGAGATAGAAAATTGAAAATCGGCATTCTAACAACATTTAACGATCTTAGGCCGGAGTTTTCTCTGGCAACAGTTGTTTCGCAGCAGCTCACGGCTTTATACAAACATGGTTATGAGCCGGTGCTGTTTGTTCTTGAGACGTTCCAGGATACGGAGGGTAGAGTACCTGGTGGTGTTGAGGTGAGGAGGGTTTTACCAAGGCTTATTCTTGAGCCGTATTCAAAAGCGGATTTGAGTAACTTTGACTCGGATGTAAAAAAGGCGACTGTTGCAATGGAAGAAAATATGCAGGATATAGACGTATGTCTTACGCATGACATCATTTTTATAAACAGTTACCTGCCATACAATCAGGCAATGAGAAATGCGATGGATACTAAGTTATCTCATATTAAGTGGTTACATTGGATGCACTCTGGTCCGTCTATTCGTCCTACTATGGATGGGTCGCCCTATGACAATTTATATACTTTGCCAAAGAATTCCCGCCTTGTATACATGAACTATACGGACGCTATAAGAGCAGCAGAAATGTATGGTATATGGCCAAAGGACGTCAGAACAATATTTAATCCAATGGATATTAGGGATTTGTATAATTTTAATGATTTAACAAGACGTTTGGCTGATTTCTATGATCTTTTGTCACCCGAAATACTCATTGTTTATCCTTTATCCACAACAAGAATGGGAGATGCTGGCAAGCAGTTGAGCAAAGTCATCTGGATTGCCGGGCATATGAAAAGCCTTGGTAGGAGCGTGAAGCTGATCGTACCAAATGCTCATGCCAACGCTCAAAAAGAGAAAGATGCGATAGAGGAAATGTATAGTTTTGCTTATACCTGTGGTCTTGAAAGACGTGATCTGGTTTTTACCTCACTATTTGAGGCCCCGTCGTTGGAACACGGCGTGTCGCATGAGGTTGTGCGAGATCTTTTCACACTTGGGAATGTATTTATCTTCCCTTCGGTATCTGAAAACTGTCCGTTGATATTGTTGGAGGCTATGGCGGCAAAAAATATCCTTGTTTTAAACTACAGTTTTCCAGCTATGAGAGATTTTGCTGCCGAGAATGCTTTGTATTTCAGGTTTGGGTCTTTGGTAGATAGCCCGCAATATCCTCTTGGTCAGGATAGTTATTATAAAGACGTGGCAAAGCTAACATTGTCGGAGTTTGACAATAATGCTGCTATAAAGGCCGCTACAAGACTAAGACGTGAGTTTAACGTGGATTATATATTTAAGAGGCAGTTAGAGCCTGCTATTTTGGAGATGTGTTATGGCAGATAGAGTATGTGAAAAGTGTGGCACTTCTATACCGAACGATTATATAAATGCTCTGTGTATGGATTGTTACAAAAAGATTCAGGGTGAGGCTGCCAAAGGCGGGCCGAAGAAGTGTGAGAGGTGTGGTAAGGATATTCCTGCCAGCTATAACAATCTTTTGTGTGATGATTGCTACAAGATAGTCGAGCAGGAGAATAAGATTGCCGAACAAACTCCTCCGGAGGGTGCCACAGTTAGCATTGTTGCGGAAGAGCCTGTTAGTCTGTTTCAGGACGCAGTTATAGAAGTTGCAAAGGAGCAATTGGTTAATGTTTCTGCGGATTATGATTGGCTTGGAAGGATGACCAAAAGGTTTAACGACATCAACCTTTTGATTCCGAGCAGACAGAGAAACTTGTACGAAAAAATACGTGATTATTGGATTGCCGGAAGAACGGTTATGGATATCGGCTGTTCTTTGGGCGTAGGATCAAACATTTTGGCTCATCAGGCCAGGCATGTATGGGGAGTGGATATCAATCCAAAGTCTCTGGAGTTTGCCCAGCAAGCATTTGCCAGACCGAATCTTTCTTTTGCACTGCTTGATATTGAGAACCCTCCGACAAGAGAGATCGCGCCGTTTGAGGTTGTTGTTTGTATAGAGGTAATAGAACATCTGGCCAATGTTGATATAGGTTTGGGCACGATGAAAAGGTTTTTCTCGGATAAGCTTTCTACTGTGGGCTTTATAACAATTCCCAATATTGGAAATACGGATACTGATGTCAGGGATGCCAATAATCATTTACATCTGCATAGGTGGGGTATTAAAGAGTTCCGAGATTTGATGAGGGCTAATTTCCAATCTGTGACAATATATTCTGTAGATAAGCTCCAAAACTGGTCAGGAGAGGAGATTGTCGGCGACGATAATAAAGACCAGCTGGTTGTAGCTAAAGTTGAGGGGGTAAGATAATGTATAAAATAGGAATTGTCGGCTACGGGGTTGTTGGCAAGGGAATACACGGTCTTTTTAAAGAGGATGTGGCTGCTATATACGATCCTCACGTTAATCTGACAAAGGGCGCATATAAGACGGATAAGGAGTCCTTTAGAGATTTGGATTTGATTGTTGTATGTGTTCCGACTAATGAATCTGCTGATTGGAGCGCAAACGTATCGTTAATCTGGGAAAGTGTTGATTGGATAATTGATATTGGTTATAAGGGTGTGGTTTTAATTAAGTCTACAACTCCGCCAAGCGTTCTTGAGAAGATACAGGAGGGTTATAAACATACAGTATTCTCGCCTGAATATATGGGTGAGTCGAGGTATTTTACTCCGTTTTGGAAGTATCCCGATCCTAAAGAGATGAAAATGCACGACTTTCAGATATTTGGCGGCAATCAAGAAGATACCAGCTTTTGTGTGGATGTGTTTGTGCGAATAATGGGGCCGCATGTACGTTTCTATCAGACCGATATTAAAACTGCCGCCCTTGCAAAGTATATGGAGAATAGCTTTTTTGCCATGAAAGTCACGTTTTGCAATGAGTGGTATGAGGTGGCAAAGGCTCACGGGGTTGATTACAACGCTCTTAGAGAGCTTTGGTTGGCTGATAGCCGGGTGAGCCCGATGCACACTATGGTAATGCCAAAAGACAGAGGCTATGGAGGTAAGTGTTATCCAAAGGATACAAGGGCTATAATCAAAGATACTACAGACGTTGGTTATGTGCCGGAGCTTATGCGAGCAGCCGACAAGGTAAACATAAAATTCAGGGAGTTAAATAGAATAGATGCGAAGTGAAAGGATATTAGTCACCGGAGCTGGGGGGTTTATTGGTGGCCATCTTGTCGATTATTTGAAAGATTTGGGTTATTGGGTTCGTGGCGTCGATATAAAGCTGCCAGAATATAGAAGAAGTGTAGCTGATGAATTCATAAAGCTTGACTTGAGGATAAGAACCTCCTGTCGTAGAGCTTTAGAGGGTATGGATGAGGTTTACCATCTCGCTGCCGATATGGGAGGAATGGGTTTCATCTCAAAAGAGCACATTGCTCCGCTTTATAACAGCAATCTTATAGATACATATACAATTGATGAGGCGGTAAAAATGGGGGTTAAAAAGTATTTCTTTTCTTCTTCTGCTTGCGTATATCCTACGTATAGGCAACAAGAAGTTGTGGATATATTAAAGGAGGAAGATGCCTATCCTGCTAGTCCGAATGAGGCTTATGGATGGGAAAAGCTTTTGCATGAGCAAAGACTTTCGGCTTACAAAGAGCAAACCGGTATAAAGGTAAGGATTGCTAGGTTTGAAAACACTTATGGTCCTTATGGTACTTTTGAAGGTGGAAGAGAGAAGGCTGTTGCGGCGTTGTGTAGAAAGGTTATATTGGCTACTAATGGGAGTGAGGTAGAGGTGTGGGGGGATGGTTTAGCCACCAGGTCATTTTTGTATATTTCTGACTTGTTGAGCGGTATATATGGGCTTATGCAATCGGATTATGACGGCCCGGTAAACTTTGGTTCCGATGAGGTTGTTACTGTGAATCAACTTGCTCTAAAGATTATAGCCATTTCAGGCAAGGATTTTGGATTAAAGCATGTGGATGGGCCGCAGGGAGTCAGAAACAGGTATATAGACCACACACTAGCTAACAGCACGCTTGGTTGGTTTCCGACTGTTTCTTTGGATGATGGGATTAAAACAACATACAAATGGATAGAAAGTCAGCTTAAGGCGAAGTGATGTGTGCTATTGCCGGCGCTAAAACCAAAAAAGAAGTGCTGAAAATGCTAAAGATCATGAAGCATCGCGGTCCGGATGACTCTGGTACCGTTACCTACAGACACTCTTCCCATGAAGAGTATTTCACGGTTGGAATGGATAGACTCTCCATAATTGATCTCAAGTCGAAGAATCTATGTCCTTATACAAGCCGTGGCCAAACAATTGTATTTAATGGCGAACTATACAACTACATCGAGCTTAGGGAGGAGTTGAGGGAATACGGATGGTTTTTTGAGACTGAATCTGATACAGAGGTGGTATTAAAAGCGTATCAGCATTGGGGTGTTGGCTGTTTGGACAGATTTAACGGCATGTTTGCTTTTGCTATAAGTGATTTGTCGGGTATATTCTTGGCACGGGATATGACCGGGGAAAAGCCTCTATATTATAGAACAGAACCTCATAACTTTGCTTTTTCATCGGAGGCTAAAGCTCTAAAGGGCGCCATTGATATGGATAATATCTTCTTTGATACATTTCAACACTGTAGATTGGGTACTTTGTACAAAGATGTAAAAGAGCTTTTGCCCGCGCATTACATGAAATTTGAGTTTGCAAGTGGTGCCTGTTCAACTTACAGGTATTGGGAGTTTAAACCAAGGTATATAAATGAGGACACCGTCTTAGAGGAGTTTGATTCCCTGTTTGGGGATGCCGTTCGTATTAGACAAAGAAGTGACGCGGGCTATGGTTTATATGCTTCTGGTGGCGTGGATTCAACTCTTATTCAGCTTTATGGCAATTTCAAAGGTCAGTATAGTTTTACATATATGCCGGAAGAGCTGGATAAAGCCGACTTTGAGAGAAATATAGAAAAGATTGTTTATCATCTGGACTTCCCTGTCGGTTCTTTTAGCTCTTATGGACTATTTTCTCTGGCAAGAGATGCTAAGAAACACAGGCAAAAGGTCATTATGTCTGGTGAGGGCGCCGATGAGGTGTTCGGAGGTTACGTGCGTTATCTACCAGTTAGCATGCTACATTGGCTTGACATGAAATACCCGTCTTATAAACCTCTGTTTAAAAAACTATTTGCTTCTAATCACTTAGCGAGATATATGCTTTTGACTAACAGAAGTGACGAATCCAGCTATGTCTTTATGAAGGGACTGATGCGGCCGTTTTTCAATAATTACGATCCACTAACTGCGATGCAGCTATTCGACTTTACATATATCTTGCCGTCACTTTTGCAGATGGGAGATAGAATGTCGGGAATGTTCGGTATTGAAAACAGGTGTCCGTTCCTTGACAGAAGGATTATTGAGTTTGGGCTGTCTTTGCCTATGCATTTAAAAATCAGCAATCTTGAAACAAAAGTGCTCTTGCGCCGTGCCTTGGGGGTACTAAATAAACGTGTAAACCTACCTGTGGAAAAGGAAAAAACAGGTCTTTTGGTACCGTACAATAAGTGGTATGGTATAAAAGACTACAACAGAGATCACTATTTTAGCAGGATAAAAGATATATGGATAAAACAAAACTCTGCTCGATAATATTTGTTCATTACCACAAAGACGAGAAGAGATCGGAGCAAATGATGGCTTCTATGAATTCTCTTGTTGAGACTACAAAGAGCTATCCGTGCGAGATCGTTGTTGTTGATAACGGACAGAACGAACAGGATTCGCAATTCTTTCTTTCCTTAGTAGTAGGGGGGGCTATTCAAACATATGTTAGAAACGCTAACAATATGCATTTTGGATACGCGAGAAACCAAGGAATGGTATTGTCAAACGGGGATTATATCTGTATATCGGATAACGACATAATCTACACCCCCGGCTGGTTAGAGGCATGTGTTGCTGTACTGGAAAAATACCCGCATAAAAAGATTTACGCAACCCCTGTGTATAACGTAGCTCATTGGCTGCCCAAATTCTGGCACGATGAGGTCTTAGAGGTTGGCGACAGAGCATATCGTCTGAATTCACGTGCCGGAAGCAATTGCTTTGTAATAAGAAGGAAAGACTTGAAAGAAATCGGCGGCTTCTTGTGCCATCGTGTGGCGGGTACAAAGTGGACAGAAAAGGCAATAAGGCTTGAATTTGCTGTTGCAGTAACGCCGGATGTAATGGTAGATGATGTTGGTTTTCGTGACGGCTATAATTACAAAGAAGCTATACCAATCAAAGAGATACTGACAAATGGAAAGGAGGTATATTTCAACGAGGATGAATTCAAACACAATAACCGTCGGTTACACTATATTCAACAAAGCGCATTTGATATCGGAAATAATCCACGGAGTTAAACAATGTTTTAGCCGGGATGACGAGATTATATTTTTGTTTGATAACTGTACTGATAATTCACTAAAATTATTTCAACAGCTAAACGATTTCGGCGCTAGAGTAATAGTTCCCGATGCAGAGCTGTTTGAGATAAAAGCAAACAATGTGTTGTTACGAGAAGCAAAAGGCAACGTCGTTATTCTATTCCAAGATGATATGGTATGCGAGGATATCCATATAAAAGAGAAAATAGGCAATGTGATAGCTTTCTATGGCAAATCCCTGGGTCTTTTGGGTGGTCGGGACGGTTTTGAACTAAACGAGCTATCTTTTCCCGAAAAGCCGATTTCTAGGGTTTCTGCTTGGCAACACATAAAAGATGAAAATACTTTGCTAAAACCGTTTGAGTACGCTGGGAGAACTATATTGAACCGCGGCCCGCTTGTATTCACAAAGGATTTGTTACGAAATGTAGGCTATTTAGATGAAATCTTTTATCCGCAATGGGGAGATGATGTGGATTATTGCTGTCGTGCAAGGTTTTCTCACGGTTTACAGAATGTAGTCTTTCAGTGCGACATAAAATCGCCGCTTGAATGGGGGACTACAAGAAGGGGAAGCAAACTTAAAAGGGGATATGACAGGATCATGCGAAGAAACTGGGATCTAATAACTAGCAGATGGGGTAAATTCTTAACTACCAAAGTATGAAAATACTACTTTCGTATTCAAAAAAGCATTTTATACCAAACGGGCTGGTTAGCAGTCATTCTGCTGGAGTGCTGGCTGCGGCTTTATACCGTGCTTGTAGCAAAATAGGCGATGTAGACTATATAGATTGGAACGATGATGTGGTAGATAAGCATTATGAAGTGCTTGTAGCGTTGCCAAGATCGTTTGAGAGGTTGGTTAAAAGCAATAGGTTTGGTAGAACCTTTTGCTTTCCGGCTATAGCGGAGCCGTCGTATACAAAAGAGGTGCTTAGAAACGAGGCTAGAAGGCTTGGTTGTAAGGTATCTGATGCATTTGCGCCGGATGGTATATATCTAGCAGACGTACTTTTGGTGTTGGGCCATAATTTTGTGGTCGGTAAATATAGAGCCAACCACTCTAATGTATGCGAGCTTGATTACGGTATGCCCGGATTCAAGTTTCTGCGTAAAGAAAAGGCTAAGAGTGGAATAACGACGTTTATCCACGTGGCAACTACTCTTGGATTGAGAAAGGGATTCTGGCACGTCGTTAACGACTTCAAACGAGCCAATTTGTATAGATCAAGGTTAATCTGTGTTGGTAAAGTTCAAAACGAGAGATTTTGGATTGATTTTGCCAAGAATATAAAGGCAGTAAACATAGAGGTGCGCAGTTTTATAGATAGCGCGTCACAAGAATATAATAGTTTATTACGCGAGGCCGACTTCATGTTTTACCCGTCTCTATCGGAGGGACAGCCGGGTACTGTATTAGAGGCTATGGCAAGTGGTGTTATACCTATATTGAGTCAGGAGGTCGGTATAGACTATTTCCCTCTTGGGGTATATGAGAGAGGCAGGTCGTATGAAATCTTGAAAAACGCCGAGAGTATGAATCCCTGGGTATATGGGCAGCATCAGGAACACATGGAAGACCTGGTAAATCGCAGATTTAACATACAGGTTTTTGAGAATCAAGTAGAGAAGGCTATTTTGGAGAATTTATGACGTCTTGGAACAGATATATAGAATTCGAGAAGAAGCATGTTGAAGATGTTGATGATACGAAGAAATTCTTCCATTGGGTTCTAAAGAAGTTTGGTAAGCGGATAACGGATAGGTGTTTCAGTACGGCGTTAGAAGTAGGCAGCGGCTTGTCTGGTGGCTATCTAAGTATTCTGCCGAATGTGGGTGTCGGCGTATCCGTTGACCCCCTGTATGGAATGTTCAGAGAAAAGGTTGAGGATGCTGCATTTGTTCATGAAAACTTTGACTTGATTATCATAAGCAACACACTAAGTCATTGTGATGACTTGGAACTAACCGCAAGCAACATTACTGCGTGGCTAAAGAGAAAGGGTTTGTTGTTCGTATTTAACTACCTAGATGAAGACGAAAAACATCCCCATTCTTTTTCTTCGGCAGAAGAGGTTACAGACCCGTTTGGCTCTCTTCTCCTATTAGGGGTATATAAATATCCAAAGAGTAAAAGAGGTGCGTTTGTAGTTGCTATGTTCACCAAGAAATATGAGTAAGCCATTGTTTGTAGTACACGATGTGTTTCAAAGCTCTTTGTTCAGTCCTTCGCAACGAAAGGTGCTGGAAATGGATTCATTCTTTGGCTGGTTTAAATTTGCAATGAGGCCATTGGAAAATGAGCCAGTCATTCTTGCTGCTATAGCTATTGATATAGCAAGAAACAAGGAGTGGGTAGATTATGTCAAAAAGAGGCCAAACTGGATTGTTGAGTGTCATGGGTGGGAGCATAGGACTTATACCAGTATTGGCGAGAATCAGGTGTATAGTCACCTTAGCCTGTCCTGTGATGTTATAGGGAGGGAGTTTGGTAGAAGACCGACAACCTTTTACCCTCCTAAGTGCAAGACTTCGGATAATGTAGCAAAGGCGGCTACAAGGGCTGGTTTAGCCATTGACAATGTAATCCACAGGCCCGGACATTGGATAAGAGATAACAGTATAGAAAAGGTGTATTTTCATTTTTGGAGTAGTGGTCACATAACAGATGTTAGAAATATAATGGAGAATATATGCCATCCCCAGCACGCAGAGCAATAAACAATGAGTTATTCCCAAGATTTTCCAGATTGATGCCTTCCGGCGGAAGGATTTTATTTGTTGGTGTGAATACAACATATGACTATGGTGAAATGTTTTTTTCGGACTGCGTATTTGAAACCCTTGATATAAGGCCAACAACAAACCCTACGCATACTGGCGATATAAGATTCTGTCCCCTGCCCGATAGTTCGTATGACGGTATAATACTAATTGGAGTTTATGAGTTTCTTGACGGTGGGGGCAATGTTTTTACTGAAATGAATAGGATGTTGAAACCTGGCGGTAGAGCACTTATTTGTGTTCCAAGCATAGGATTCTATTCCGACAGAATTAAGTATTTGATGCCTGGTGAGGTATACGACAGATTATTACCCTTGAAACTTCTGGAAATGGTTGTAACATACTACAGAGATACGCCATATTACATTCATACGATATGCAGAAAAGGAGCAAATGAAAATATGTAGCCACACTCTTGTTAAAAATGGTATGCCGTTTATTGGGCTTGTTTTAAGACAGGCTATTCCTTTTGTTGCGCGGTGCCTGATTACCGTGTCGGAGAAGTCTGACGACGGTACCCTTGGTATACTAAAGGAGCTGCAACTTGAGTACCCACACAAGATATTTATAGATTTTGAGGCGGTAAACTCTCCCAGAGAGCTAACAAAAGAGCGCCAGAAGCAGGTAGACAAGACCACAGAGGACTGGATTTGGTTCTTGGATGACGATGATTACTGGCCTATTGGATACATAACAAACATTGTCGAGTTTTTAGACAACTGCGACAATGAGTTTGATGCCCTAGCAGTTAACCCATACCAAGTGCTAACAGAGTTGCAACATGATTGGGACTGGCGACACAGATGGTTCACCAAGTTTTTTAGAAATGATGCGAGAATAAACTACAGAAACCCGTGGCCAAGAGACCTAATATATCTAGGGGACGAGGTCTTGTACTGGAAGAAAAATCCTAGAGTTAAGCGCATAGGTACAAGATTCTTTCATCTGTCTTATATTAAACAGCACTCTTTCAGAGATGAGGTGTGGGCAGCGGAATTTGCACACAAAGTCGGCAACCCAGCATCCCTATCACAGAACGAGAAAATTCACATTGAAAGGATTTATGAACAGCTTAGAAACAATAAATAAACAGGGAATATCCATTGTTATAGGGGCACGCAATGAGTTTCCACAGATAGCTATGACAATATGTAATCTGGCCGAGGACTGTGTTGCCTCTGGTATTACAAACTTTGAGATCATCCTCCAAGATAACGGTTCGATGGATGAAACATCTCGGTTTTTCGCATGGAAACCAACAACCAAAGTAGGCAGATGGGACTATGAATATTCTCCAAGGGGAATGGTGTATAACGGCAGACTAAGGATCTTTTACGACCCCATACTATCAAATGTCGGCACTCGCAATAAGGGTGTGCTAAATGCAAAGTACGAAAATATCATCTTTTCTGATGCACATATAATTGTGCGCCCCGGCACAGTCAAAAGCATTATTGAGACATTGGACAAATTCGGAGGTATTATTCATGCCGCTGTTTCTTGGATGGGGTCTGACAGCTTCGATCCGCAGCCCGGCTATCAATATTCATATAAGGTAGGGGAGAAGATATGGGGTACGTGGAACAAAGTTCAGGTTGCTAATACTCCGTTTTATATACCATTTTGCGGTCATTGTTTCCTAGCAGTAAAAAAGAGGCAGTTTCTTAACTATGGTGGCTATCCATATGCGCAGCGTGTGTATGGGGGCGGAGAGCCGCATTTAGACACTAAGTTCTGGATGGTGGGCTCATCCTCTATGTGTGATCCAAATGCTCTTGTGTACCATCTTTCGGCTGGTAGGGGCTATAACTGGCATAGTAATGATCTTATTCATAATATGTTTCTGGTTTCGTATATTCTAGGCGGCAGAAGGTGGTCAGATCGTATATTTATCACGTATTTGAATAAACCAGGTGTGCATTACGAGTTTCTAAAAATGATGTATGACGAAACTGTTTTAGAGGCGGAAGAAGAAAGGGTTTGGCTTGAAAAGAACCGCGTTATGACTTTTGAAGAGCTTTTAGCTTTGGGACAAGAAAATAACTGTGATGTTTGTATGAAACGCGGAAGACCGGAACCGCATCCAATGCGCATATGGGATATAAAAAACGATGAGTTACACGGCACACACCGATCTTATGTACAAGAGTTTGCCCTAACTAGAGATGAAAAAGGCGATGTATTTATCGGTAGAACTCCAATAATACAGCCAAAGGCGCTAGAAGTGGCTTCTTTGTACGTCTAAATAACCTCTTGAGTTATACTTAGCCTGTCATGGCGGAATATTACGGAATGCAGACCAGCGGGGATAAATACCTGTTTGGTCCAAGATTCTTCAAAAAACACCAAGAGCTGTTACTAACCTTTGCCAATAGTCCAATTGGTCGATATTTCTTTAGAATCCACAGCAACAGAAGCAGTATCGGCAAAAACAGGGCATCTCAAATCGGGCCAAACTATGTTGAGTGGCGAGCTAATGGCCAGTTCCATCGGGAATTCAGAACCAGCAACAAGTTTACTAAAAGGCTTTTGTTCGGGTTGTATCCAATATGGTACTTGGCGCATATCTGGGACACCATACTTGCGAATAGGCTCCAACCGGCGTGGAACCTTGGATTTGATACACTAACTGCTTATCCTGATGCCAACCCGGAATCCACATCAGTTGATGGTGAGGTTCGTGGTCCAGCTGGGCCAGACACATGGGCAAACATGCGAGACGGGTCGGGAGCATCGGCCACCGATTCTAATGCTACAGGACGCGTATATATTAGCACTACAGCTACTCAATTCGACTTCTTTTGGCGTGTTATACATCTTTACGATACCTCATCTTTAACATCGGGAGCAACTATATCCGCAGCCGTTTCTGGCTTTATTTCTAATTCACGTACTGACGAGCAAACGGATTCCATTGCAATAGCATCCGTTACTCCTGCCAGTAATACGTCCCTTGTTGCTGCTGACTACAACATTGCCAACCACGGCTCGACTTCTTTTGGTAGCATAACTGTGGCCTCCGTAAATAATGATGGTGCCACATATAACAACATAACACTAAATGCCGACGGTAGGGCTGCAATATCAAAAACAAGCATAACTAAATTTAGCTACAGGTTCCTAAAAGATATTACAAACACCGCCTACACCGTCTTTCCCGCCACTGAAAACATTACCATGTTCTTGGCAGATACGGCAGGCACATCTACCGATCCCAAACTTGTTGTTACTTACACTGTCCCAACAACTACATCTACATCGAGCTCTAGTTCCACATCAACCAGTTCGACAACCAGTAGCTCCAGCTCCACATCGACCTCTAGCTCGACTTCTTCGAGCACGTCTACTACAAGTTCAACTTCTTCGACTTCGAGTTCTACAAGTAGTTCCAGCTCGACATCCAGCTCCACATCGACCTCTAGCTCGACCAGCAGCTCTACAACCAGTAATACCAGTTCCAGCTCAACATCGACCAGTAGCTCGACCAGTAGCTCAACTAGCTCAAGTACGTCAACCTCTAGCTCTACGACTAGCGGAACCAGCTCCAGCTCCACATCGACCTCCAGTTCAACCTCTTCGAGCACGTCTACTACAAGTTCAACAACGAGCAGCACAAGCTCCAGCTCTACGTCGACAAGCAGCTCTAGCTCCACATCGACCTCTAGCTCGACCAGCTCGACTTCTAGTTCTAGTACATCGACTAGCAGTTCCAGCTCTTCGACAAGTACGTCAACCTCCAGCTCTACATCAACCTCCAGCTCGACTAGCTCTAGCAGTTCAACTTCGAGTTCCAGCAGCTCTTCGTCGACCTCAACTTCTAGCTCCAGCTCTACGTCGACCTCCAGCTCGACTAGCTCTTCGAGTTCTACAAGCAGCTCAAGTTCGACATCAACAAGTTCTAGCTCAACCTCGACCTCGACTTCCACATCTACCAGTTCCAGTACGTCGACGTCGACTTCTACAAGCTCGACAACTACGCCTCCTCCAATTGTTCATAGAAGAGGAGAGATGATGAATTTGTTTAACAGCGGCCGGGTAATTCGTACGCTATAGTAAGTTATACTTGAGTTGTCATGGCATTATCAGCAAGTAACAGAGGTAACGGCGGTGCAGCAAGCACCAACTCGATAACTACCGGAAGCATAGTGCTTTCGGCAAATAGGTTAGGTATTGTTGCTGTTCTTTCCAATCATGCGAGTGCAACACCAAATACTCCTACCGTAACCAGTGCGGGTCGTACGTATACACAGATAGCAACTGTGCTGGACGCCAGTAGTAGGTGGCGAGTTACACTTTTTCGTACGTTGGCTGCTGGCGGTATAAACGAGGTACTAACTATTGATTTTGGAGGGCAGACACAGGCTAATGCTAAATGGGCAGTTGATGAGTTCGCAGGTGTTAATACCTCCGGAACTAACGGGTCTGGAGCTGTCGCACAAAACGCTAGTAATACTAATTCAGGTACGCAGACTACTTTGGTTGTTACACTAGCTGCTTTTGGTAGTGCCAGTAACGCGGGTTACGGTGGAATTGCTAGAAGCACCACATCTACTATTACAGTTGGCGGCGGGTTTACAGCACTTGTTAACGACACAGGTCTTTTTGGAGATTCTACAGAATGGAAGTTAAACGATACGACGGTAGATTGGACATGGGGTAGCGAGAGTGCTATTTCTACTGCCTTATCTATCGAAGTTGTGGCTGCTGATCCTACCACTACCACTACCTCAACATCAACTTCCAGCTCCAGCTCAACGTCCAGTTCGACCTCGACTTCCAGCTCGACTAGCTCCAGCACCTCTACCACAAGCTCTACAAGCTCTAGTTCAACGTCCACATCAAGTTCCACAAGCTCAAGTACGAGTACCTCTACCAGTTCCAGCTCAACTACAACAGTCGAACCAACAACTATAGATAGTCCGCAACCTAGAATGGGGTTTTTCATTGACGTAGCCTGATGTTTATACATGAGTTATAATGTTATGGAAATGTCAATGATGCGCGGCAACTTTAAAGAATCGGCAAAGCCCAGATCAAAAAAGAGTAAAAAGCGGGCCGGAAAGCGTAACTACTGGAGAAAAAGATAAATGGCCAAGTTTAAGATATACAATCCCGATCTTTCAAGGGAAGAAAGAACATACCTAGAGGCTGATTATTCGTCTGGTACTTCTTTGACTGTCAGAAACAATGAGGGCCTCACCACAAATTATTTTGTTGTTGTAGGTGAGCCCGGTCAAGAACAAACAGAGCTTCGACAAATAACCGGCAGTAGTGGCAATGACACAATAACCATTAGCTCTGCTCTTAGGTTTTCACATCCCAAATCTACCCCTGTTTACCTGTCAAGATGGGATAAATGGGCTGTTGAGAGGTCTGCTACACAAAGCGGCACTTATGCCGGAATAACAGACTCGCCTTTTAACATTGAATGGGATGATGCTGATCTAACAACTACAATCATTGATGATTCGGGAGACACCACATACTTTTGGAAATGGCGGCCCCTCAACTCGGCCACAAGTACCTACGGAACTTATTCGGATGTTTTGCCTGGCACTGGGCTTGGCAGACTGCAAGTCGGATATATGCTCCAGCAGGTAAAGAAAAATTCCCTAGTGTCGCATATAAAAGATGAGGATATCGTAAACTATTTTAATGATTTTCAGGATTTGGTTTACGAAAAGATGCCCGATGCTTGGTGGTTTACAAAGCGCGGTACGGCAGTATCCACAGTTGCCTCGGATTACGATTATTCAGTATCCGGTAACTGGTCGGACTATGTATCTATGAAATACTTCTTATACAGATATGTTTCAGGAGATATAGATATAACATACCCACTGACCTGGGTACCTCTGATAGAGTTTTACAATCTAAAAGCTGATGCAAACAAGCCGGAAGATGATTACGTTAAGAGTTGGACACTTCTACCTTTTGATAGCAATTCTGCAAAGGGATATCTTGGCATTGATCCCACCCCGGAATCTACAAGCAATTATGTAATACCTGTCTATAACTACGCCCCGTCTCCCTTGGATTCCTTTGGAGATACTGCTGTCATACCAAGCTCCAAAGGGTATATAGACTACGCGTTTTACAGAATCTTTGACGAGATCATGAATGATACCACAAACGCAGATAAATATAGTGTGCGTGTAGAAGCATCTCTAAGAGGGCTACGAAAGAGAATGAAGAAACAATCAGGACAGCCGGAATTTGCAAGATTCCGTGGTCACAGAGGTTTCTCAAGGCAGTTTGGTGAACAATCAAGAGTTTCCAGCTCGGACATGAGAGAACTCTACTGGTAATGCCTGCATGAGTTATAATTACCCATAGTCATGGCAACAAGTATAAATCAGCAAACTCACAGAGTTGATGACCTTTCTGGGGGCATACAGCGCGCCACAACTAAATTTCAGGCAACGCCTAGTCAGGTCGATTTGGCTATAAATGCTCATTTTGAAAGAATTGGCGGAGTAGAAAAGATAAGGGGCTACTTACAGTTTGGATCGGAAATAACCACAACCTCCACATCAACAAGTACAAGTACGTCAACATCAAGTTCAACGTCAACGTCGACCTCAACCAGCTCGACAACAACGGCATAAATATGGCAAACGTACTGACACTGCATGGTTATAACAAAGGAAACGGAACAGAGCAGCTAGTAGCCGTAATTCAACAGGCCCCAATGATATATAACTCTGTTACAGGTGGTTGGAACAAAGCCGCTGGTGTTACACTAGAACCAAATACACAGGCCGAAATGAGAACATTTCTCGACTATTTGTTCTTGGTAAATGGAGTGAACAGCAACCTATCATATGACGGAACAACTTGGTCAGATAGCGTAAATGTCAGAAATTCACCAATAGCAAGGTTTGTAGAAAAGTACAATACAAGACTTTACCTTGGCTATATCAAGATAAACTCTAATACCTTTAGATCAAGGGTATGGTTTTCCAATCTTCCAAAGGCAAATGGTACGCTGGAATGGGGAATGGAAACAGGAACGGATTTGTCACAAACCGCAAGTTCTGCTGTAATAACCTCGGCAAGCGCCGCATTTAAGAGCAGGGGTATCAAAACCGGCGACCCATTTACAATAGAAAACGGGAATAACAACGGTGTTTACATTGTCAAATCAATAGATTCCGAGACACAAATAACATTGGTTACGACGCTGACATATACGGTAACAAGTTCCACTTATTGGGTTGGTGGTAACTTTTTTGATGTTCAAACCGACGATGGCGATTATATAACTGGGGAATCGGTAAACTCCAATGAGTTGCTAATATTCAAAAGAAATGCCTTGTTTAAATACAACGGCGCCGGAGGTTCTCTTAAACAGGTAAAAGGAGTTCCCGGCACAACAAGCAGATCGAGTATTGTAACCCTTGGTGATTATACTTATTATTTTTATCCAAATGTTGGAATAATCAGGTATAACGGGGTTAGCGGTACGATTATATCCAATGCGGTTATTGACGCAATAGAAAATATTTCGTCGGCAAACTATACCTCTGTTGTTGGATTTACGCGCAAAGACAGATATGTATGTTTCTACATTGGCAGCGTTACGCTTAGGGACACAACATCCATAACAAACTGCATCATTTGCTTTGATACTGTAACAAGTACCTGGTCTATATCTGATTATGGTTTGGCAATAAAAGCAGCTACTAAATGGCTCCAGAGCAACAATCCAAAGACTTTTGTCGGAGATGATTCCAGCAAGGTATATCAGATAGACACGGGAACAGCTCTCGGCACTGGCTCTATACCGTTTAGGCTCCGCACACAGCCAATCTTCCCGGCAGGAGAAAATGCGACTATAAAGTTTGATAGAGTAAGAATATCAGTAGACAATGGTCTTGATCTGCAAGCCGTATTCAAACTGCTCTATAAGCCGGATCAAAGGGGCAATGTTTGGGTAGACGACAAGGATTGGCGCCCTCTTTACGGCAGTCTGCGGGGCAGCAGGGGCGAGTTCAAGTTTCCAAATGAGGATGCAAGAGGTGCGGGGGTGGTGTATGAATTTATCGAGTCCTCGTCGAGAGAGTCGTTTTTACTCGAAGAATTTATAACATATTATTCCAGCCCATCCGACCTATGAGCTATTTAGAAAAAGGTTTTGACATCTTCTTAAATAGGTCTTTTGCTGATGTCTACGACATTGGAGAAATGTCTTACGATAGGGCATCTGTACTGTTGCAAGGGGTGCCTGGCTCAAATGTCATTGGTGGGCAGACTAAATCATCAGACGGTAAGCTGTATATAGACTGGGACAGCGGAGCAATTATTGCATCAGACGGAGCCAGATCAAGGGTTGTTGTCGGGTATGTAGCAGAAGAAGACGGATATGGAATTAAGATATATGATGCATCAGGCAATGAGGTGTTCTCTGTTGCTGGTCAGTTAACATCTTCCGGTCTTGGAGATAGCTCTGTTACCACAACAAAAATAGCTGATTTAGCTGTCACAAACGCAAAAATAACCTCAATGGCTGCGGACAAGATAACAACGGGGGATTTAGTCGTTGCGGTTGATGTTGGTAATCCATCAACAGGGTTTACTAGGTTAGATGGTGTAAACAACCGCATTATTGTGAATGATGGAACTACAAATCGTATAGTTATAGGGGATGTCTGATGGCAATAAAGGCAAGAGTGTCCCTGCCTACATTTGATGCACTCACCGAAACAGATATAAATAATTACTCGTTATATGCCGATAGCGACAATGTATTGTTGAAAGAACGCGCTTCTGGTGCCGGAGACTTAAACAATGGGGAAACAGATACGATAACACACAGCTCTGGTTATATACCGTTTTACATTGTTATGGGAGAAACATCTACTGCTAATAGATTTGAAGTAACATCAGGCCACGATTTAGTTGGAGCCAACCCCGGTTGGAGATTGACTGTTACTAATACTACATTAGCAATAGAACAAGTTACTGGAACTACAAGGGATTACAAATATTTTATCTTTTACGATAATATGACATAGTATGGCACAACAGATAAGAGTATCGAAATTAACAAAAGACGCGCTAACTGCAACCGATCCAAACGATTTTATATTACACAGCGCCTACAACTCGTTTTTCATCTTGGCCAGCGGCGTATTAACAAGTCAATCGGTAGATGCAGACCCAAAGACATTTAGTGTAGCGCATGGGCTATCATATACTCCTCTTGTCTTTGCATTCGCCAAATACCCAGATGGATATGTCTCTTTACCATGGGAAGGTCAGAGAACAAGCACAATGCTTTATACAAGACGATTTCTTGTACAGGTAGATGGTACAAATGTTTATTTTGTATTCTATCAGGGAGGAACTGGCACTTATAGTGTGGATATCGCGTATTATATCTTTAATAGTTCGTTATGACACAAAAGATTGTTTTGACAAAGAGCGGCTTTAATGCTGTCACAGAGACGGATGCAAGAAATAAGATATTCGACTCCAGCTACGAAACATTGAAATACTTTTCCAGTGGTGAGGTAACAGTGGCCCGTTCTGGAGCGAGCGCATCGGGTACGTTTACACATAATCTCGGATATATACCCTTTTTTATTGTATACGTTGATTACTCTGCCGATGACGCGGACTTTGTACAGTGTCCATTCTATTTTGCCGACTTTACAGGTTATGTGTTTATAGCGGCCTGGGCAGACTCAACCAAGCTGTATTTCGAGGTTGAGGCCAGTGTTGCGCCGCCAAGCACATTGACGTATCATTTCGAGTATAAGATTTTCAGAAACGATACTGGACTATGATTATTTTCTACGACAAGATTACAGGTGAGATTACTGGCACAATACGGGGCCGACTTCACAATGAAGATCAGCTAAGAATGTGGATTGGAGATGAAAACGAGAATGGCAGGATAATATGCCAGTGGAAAAAGACCGAAACTCTCAACAAGGATAAGACAGAGGAAATATGGGAACCAGAGATACAAACAGAATTGTTTACCGAATTAGAAAAAAACAGCAGTCTTTTAAAAGAACTTGTGGTCGATACAAACAAAGTGGAGATAGTAAGAAGGCCCTTAGTACCATAAGTTATAATTGAACCATGGCATTTATAGACAGTATATTGAATACGGTAAAAAACCCCATGTCTTTGCTGAATAACGTACTTAACGTAGTAGGCGCGGCAAGAAACCCAATAGGCACGGCTTCCTCATATCTAAGCGGTCTGATTTCTCCCCCATCGGTCAGTAAAGTCCCTACTACACAGTCCGCACAATCGTTTATTGGTCCGCAGTACAACCCGCCTATCGGCCCGCCATATAATCCAAGTGCTCAAACCAATCTAAGTAGCCTTCTCGGTAATCAAACGCAAGCGGCACAAGTATCTCCTGCCCCGTCAACAGACAGACTAAGCCAAATAAATGCTAGAATCTCCGATCTTGAGGCAAAAGGCAAAAGTCTCTCAAACTCCAAGGAGTATGCAAAGCTGGTAAAAGAAAGGGAAGGACTTGGTGGGACACAGGCATCGCGGCCCCAATCACAGTCACCACAACAAATAATTGATGATATGATGAAAACTATAGACAAGCAGGTTAAAGATGAACAATCGTTCGTTTCCAAATTGATAGATGAAAACCCGTTCGCTTTTGATGAAGAACTGGCGAAACAATCGGCGCGTGCCGAATACGACCCGTATTATGGCGAATTGCTAAACGACTATCTGGCAGATATTGATGTTAGACGCAAAACAGTACAGGATCAGCAACAGCTACAAAGAGATTTAAACAGGCTGGAAACTGGGCAACAGGAACGAGATTTCCAAAAAGCACTGGCAAATGCGGAAGAGGGTTTTGCTGGCAGAGGGCTGTTCTTTAGCGGCATAAAAGAGCGGGGGCTTGGCGAGATAAATGTTGAGCAGGCAGATATAATGGAAAAGCGCGGGCTAACAACAGCGACAGGGGGGAGAGAATTTGAAAGACAGATTGGAACACTAGGCACAGAAGAAGAAAGAAAACGAAGAGATTTAGAACGCGAAAGAGAAGCCGCAATAGAATCAGGCACGCTGCAAAGAAGACAAGAGGCTTTGACAGAACACTTTACACCGATAGTGCAAACCATATCAAGAAGGTTTCCAAGCAGTCAAAATGCTTTAGGCGGCTATGGAATACCGGAATTTGTAAGATTCTAGGAGTTATACTAAAAACATGGCAGACAACCTGGAACAAGTAAGGCAGCAATCACAAACCGCATCACAGCGCGCTTTGCAGCTATCGTCGTTTGAACCAACAGTCAGCGATATAATCAAACAACGCGCACTAGATGCTTTCAATGCCAATCAGGATTTGGTTGCTCCGTTGGATACTGCTACAGGGGAATTTATAAATGCCCCAAAGGTTGCCAGAGAGCGTTATCAGGATGTGTTTAATCCATTTACACGGGAAAAGCTTGTATCACAGTTTCAGACCCAGCAGGCCGTTCCTGTACAAGCATTATCCTCAATACTCGGACAGAGGTTTGGAAGAATAGAAGATATCATCGGAGCAGGAACAAGAGCATACCAATCACAGTCACAAGCTGCTACAGGGGCCGCAACACTTGCGCGCCAGAACCTACAAGATTTGTTAGCGGAGCGCGAGTCACAGCAAAACCTGGCATTAAAACTTGCTCAAATGGCACAGGAAAAAGAGCTAAAAGAGAGAGAATTATCGCTAAAAGGTGGCGAGGGCGGTTTAACATTTGCTAATAGACTGGCTCTTTTCAACGCACTCAAACCCGCGGCAACACAGGAGAAAGCAGCACAAGACGCACAATCCGCGCTGGGTTCAATATCTGCTGTCCGTAGTATAGTTGAGAAGGATCCCGGTGCTCTCAAATTTGCTGGGTCTCCCATTCTCGCCCCACTAAGTGGTAATGCCTCTACTTTGAGAAAACATTTGCTAACAGTACAAGATATAATTACCAGATATAGAACGGGCGCCGCATTAAACAAGCAAGAACAGGCATTTTACGAAGAATATGTCGTTAATCCATACGAAGCCGTATTTAATCCGAAAAGGTCTATAGAAACCTCGCTTGGAATACTTGAGGATATATTCAAAAAGATTGAGTCAAGAGGAGCGCTTCCGTTGGAATTACTGCTTGGAGATATGCCCAGCACACAATCAAAGTCTGACGAGGCGGGCTTTGTGCCTGATTAGTTATGGCAACAATACGAGTAAGAAAACTTAGCACCGGACAAACCGGATCAATGCCAGAGGAAAATTTTGATCCTGGATTGTATGAAGCAATAGGCCAGGCAACAACAGATCAATCAGCAGTAACTAGCCAAGAACAAACCACGTCCCCACTGACAAAGATAACTGACATTATCGGCTTAATAGGCGCTCCGGCAACGATGGGCGGATCGTTACTAGGTGTTAGTAAACCCACAAGAGAGGCCGCAACAGCACAAATACCAGGCATAGGGGCCGCTGCCGGAAGTTTCTTTGGCGGGCCGATAGGTTCCGGTGCCGGAGCTGCGGCGGGACGTTCATATCAAGAAATTCTAAACCAACTCGGCGGTCTATTAGACGTTGGCATTGGTCCAACAATGAAAGGTATACAAGGAGTGGCACAAAGACCGGAGCTGTTGCAGGAACAGATATCAACGGCGCCAGAGAGAGTAAAACCGTTTCTTGGCGATGTTGCAACTCAAGCAGGTGGGGCTGTTGCTTTTGATGCTTTATTGGGCGGAGCAGGTACACTAGGCAAGAAGATTCTTGGGCCTATAGGCACAAAGATAAAAGGCGTGTTTCCAAGCAATATAATAAAAACAGCCAACAAATTCCTAACCTCTGTCTCACCAAGGTTTAATGCTGCTGTGGGGGCAACTAAGAGCACAAAACTTGATATCTCAAATGTTATAACAGAGCTTGAACGCATAAGAAACGATGCTATATATAGAAATCCAGTAATATACAAAAAGCTGACCAAGGCGGCTGATGAAGTAATAAGTAGAACAAAGGGTTACGGTACAAACCCAAATCCCGGACAAGCGTTTGACTTATCTTTAGGGTTTGCTGACGACGTGTTTGGAGAGGCAGAAAAAGAGCTGAAAAAGCGAGGTGTCGAGGGGGTTATGAAACACGACATGATGCGGGCTGCCGGATCTCGCCTAAAAGAGCTGGCAAAGCAGGGATTAGAAACATTTGATCCATCAATAAGAACCGTGTTTGACCAGTGGTCTGCTGCCAAATCCATTATAAGGATGGCAGAAAGGCCTTCTACCGGGATATCTCTTGGAGGTATTACTACAGCAACCGCCGCATCCCTTGGTACGTTACTGGGAATGGTTACAGGTAATCCAAGTTTAGGGGTCGCTACCGCCGGACCCGGTGTCGCGCTAGGATTGGCCACTCTATTAAAAGAAAGTCCATATTATAACTTTCTAGCCAAACAAGCCGCCGGTCTGCCTCTTTCCGTGCTTGGTTCTAAAGCAACAAGAACCGCCACCCAGCCTCTATTGCAGAATCTTCTCCAAATTGGGCAGCAATAGTATATAAAGTTATACTGACAACTATGAAAGCACATTGGCTCAAATGATTATGGACGACGAAGAAACATTAAAAGAACTAATAAAGCACCAATACAAAGTTAATCTCGAAACA